TTAATCGTCTAAAAAAAAGACAACCTCAGCCGGGATGCCGATCCTTGCATAATAGCTCTGTAGGGATTCATCCTGCTCAATGGCAGTGCCGACTGATAGCAGCTTAACCGCGAATAAGTTAGCTTGCCGCTCCAGCTTGCCTGGCGAGAAGTAAGAATTCTCCTCCAGAAAGAAACGGTTGACCCCTTTGTGCAGGCGGTCATGCGCGAGTTCATGGGCGCATACGAACCGTTGCCACTCTAGCGGCAGCTGGTTATGAATGACGATGAACCTTCTTCTTAACTTGCGGTAGTAGAGGCCCTTGGTGCCGTCACCCAGATGCATGAACCGGATGTGAATCCCCAGTGCTTCAGCCAGCTCGAAGGGGCTGCTGGTATTGTATTTTTTGACCAAACGCTTGATTAGCTCATCCATATTCTTCACCCGCAGCATGTTAATAGTAGTTGGATCGCCTGGTACTTACTCTTTACCTTGATGGTGCTTGGGCTTAGTCCGCTTGTTCATCTGCTTAGCCTCCCAGAACAGGCCGGTTAATACGTCCTTAATCCGCTGCTTATCTTCCTTGTTCAGGGGAATTCCGTCAAACATCAGCTCACCGTCATCCTCCAGCATTTGGCGGAAGTCCCGCTTATCCTTACTGGTGGCCCAGGCAGGCACAGCGCCCTCTGAACTGCTCTCATTCTCGGTTAAATAACCGGCATGGCCCATCAGTTCCTCGTAAGACACATCTGTCGCTTCAGCAATCTTACGCAGTGTAGCCGGCTTGGGGACACCCCGTAATCCATTCTCGATCCGTGAGATTTGGGCTCCACTGATACCGGCAAGCGCTGCCAGCTGATTAATGGTCAGTCCCTTTCCTTCCCGAAGCTGTCTCAGATAGTATCCGAATTCCTCTGCCATCGATAACCACTCCTTATCCCTAATCACCTAAAAAGCTGTTGTACTTACTATAAGCTATTTATGCCAAGAGGTAAACAATAAAGAGTCTATTATTGCCAAAAGGTAAGAATAGACATGCATATAGCTTGTTTATGCTCCAAAACGGGCTAAAATGAGGTTTTACTGAATTGGGAGTTAAGTGGTATATTATCAAAAAAAGAGAACACTATACGAACAAGTAGAATTTTAACACATTTGGCCGGAAAGGTCCGCAACAAAGTTCTTAAATCTCTATAACATCTAAGGAGTGGTATAAATGATGATTCTATCTTCGCTGCCGGAGCTTGACCGCCGCCTGACTCAGGTCACTATAGAGAATATGCTGGAGAAGTACCGGATTTTCAAATCTGTAACGTTCGAGGCTAAAGAGGCTGGGATTACTTATTCCTACACGGAACGGTTCCATGGCGCGACCCATACGGTTACCGATCAGACCGCAGCAATTGCCACGCATAATGTAGATGTGCCTGCTGCAAGACGGGCGTACTGTGCTGTGATCGATTCGGTCGTAGAGCGGCTTACCCAGAGGGAACAGCAGCTGGTGCGGGAGAGGTACATGCGCAGAGAGGAGAGCTACGACTATACTATTTATAATCATGTGTTCGATCCTCCGGTGAGCAAGGATACTTATGTGAAAATAAGGTCGAAGGCGTTCTATAAGATGGCGCTGGCGCTTGATGATCTTCAGCTGCTGTCTCTGGCTACGCTCACGAAGACCCCGGCTGGAGGAAATGGATCTAAGGGGCAGAAATCCTTTTGACAAAATGCAACTACCATATATAAATGAGATGGCCGTATTGCCCCTGGGGTGATGCGGTTTTTTTTGTTGAACGGGGAGCACCATTTATCATCCCTTGTACCACCGGAAGTTATCGTTAACTCATCTGTAATAGCGCCTGCGCAAGGTCTCAGGGGGGCTATGATTATAACATGGCAAATGAAGCAGAAGGACACCGCAGGAGCATAAATGCTCCACATCATCGAAGCCTAAGGCAGGCTGGCAGACAAGCGCGGTGAAAGCTCCTTCGGTCATTGCCGGGTACAAGACGGGTCCAATTCTTCCTGAATCGAATCCGTGGGTGACTTCAAGAAAGGCAGGAGGGATTACCACATCTAATCATGAGAGGAATGAAATCATGACGGTACAACAACTGCGGGGAAATATCACTGCTGCGCTGGTGCAGTTTTTCCCGGATATTCCTGTCTATGTGGAAGGGGATAAGCCGCAGTCAGCCTACTTCAGGCTGGAGCTGCTCTCTGCAACCTACGACAGGCAGCGTGAAGGCAGATACATGGCGATCTACCGCTTCGGTATACGCTATGAACAAGGCAATCTGCTGGATGCAGAGACTGTGGCTGACGGGCTCTGTGAGGCGCTGGACGCAAGAGAAAGTGTTAATCCCGCTTATCGGGTGGTGCGCCAGTCCTGGGTGGCCGGAGCAGAGGGACGGGGGGCGCTGTTCACCGTGGACTATATGCTCTATCTCCAGAAGCAGAAGCAGCCGGAGGAAGAGGCAGAGCTGATGGGACATTTCACAGAAGGGACGCGGCTGAAATGAGTTCTAAGGAAATGACGCAAAGTGAACAGGGACGCGGGAGCGGGGGGCCGGATGCTTTTGGAAAGAAGCAGATGATGAACTCCGCTCTGTTTGGGCCTAAGGAAAAGGATGTACTGGAGGTAGTTCTGCAAGAGGACGGGAGCTACACCTTGGAAGAGGCTAAGCATTTAATGGAGCAGTATCTAAATAAGGAGGTTATCTAATGGCTGGAGGAACATGGACAACACAAAACAAGGTGCGTCCGGGGGTATACGTAAATGTGGCCTCGAACGGCATTGTGGCAGGTAAAATGGGGGAACGCGGTACAGCTGCTTTGGCGCTTGCACTGCCTTGGGGGCCTGCGGGCGTCATTCTGAAGCTTACGGCTCAGGACGATTTCCAGCAAAAGCTGGGCTACGATCTGACGGCTGCAGAGCTGCTGCCGGTGAGAGAGGTACTGAAGCGGACGGGCACACTGCTGCTCTACCGTCTGAATCAGGGTGTGAAGGCAGCTGTGACCAATAATGGAGTTCAGGCGACTGCGCTGTATGGCGGGGAACGCGGGAATGCGCTTAAGGTAGTGATCGAGAAAAATATCGATGACAGCACTCAGTTCGATGTACGGACGCTGCTTGAGGGTAGTGAAGTGGACAAGCAGACGGTAAGTGCTGCTGCCGGTCTGGTTGCGAACGCTTATGTAGAATTTAAGCCGAATGAATCCGGTGCGCTGACGGTGAGCGCTGGACTGCCGCTGGCAGGCGGGGCGAATGGTACGGTGACGAATGCGGAGCATAGTGCGTTCTTGTCGGCGCTGGAGGTTCAGGATTTCCAGACGGTAGGTCTGGTATCGCAGGATAACACGCTGAAGTCGCTATATAGCGCCTATGTGAAGCGTCTGCGTAACACGGAAGGCAAGAAGGTGCAGGCGGTCTTGTCCGATTACGCTACGGCTGATCATGAAGGCATCATCAGTGTGGCGAACGGCGTCATTCTGAGTGATGGAACGGTAGTGGATAAAGCGCATGCCGTGGCTTGGGTTGCGGGGGCAACTGCCGCTGCCGCTGTGAACGAATCCCTGACTTATCAGGCCTATGACGATGCTGTAGATGCGGATGTGCGTTTCAGTCATTCCGAGACTGTAGAAGCACTTACAGACGGAGAGCTGTTGTTCACCTATAGCGGAGGCCGGGCAGTAGTGGAGCAGGACATTAACACGTTCACCTCCTTCTCCACAGACAAAGGCAAGGCCTTCTCCAAGAACCGCGTGCTGCGTGTGCTGGATGGGATTGCTGGTGATTTGAAGCGGATTTTTGAGAGCTACTTCATTGGCAAATTGCCGAATAATGAGGACGGGCGCGCGCTCTTCTGGTCGCAGTGCGTCACTTATATGAATGATCTGCAGAACCTCGGGGCGATTGAGAACTTCAATGCACAGAGCGACATTGTGGTGACTTCTGGAGCGGACAGTGACAGCGTAGTGCTGGAGGTAGCTGTGAAGCCGGTAGATTCCGTAGAAAAAGTATATATGAAAGTGAAGGTGGTCTAAGATGACATTCTTGAGAGCCAGCGATACGCTGTCCGGCCAGGAGGGCCGGGCGTATGCCATGATTAACGGAAAGACGGAAGAAATGTTCTATGTCAAAACCCTGGAAGCCACTGTTGAGAAGCAGAAGGCGGAAGTGAAGACGCTGGGACGCCGCGGGGTGCAGCATAAGGCGACCGGCTGGTCGGGCAGCGGTACGATGACGATTTTCTATATGACGAGCCGTTTCCGCCAGATGATGCTGGAGTACATGAAGACAGGGATTGACCAATACTTCAACATTAACGTGACCAATGAAGATCCGTCCTCAACCGTGGGCGCCCAGCGCATCATGCTGAAGGATGTCAATCTGGACAGCGTTATTATGGCTTCGCTGGATACGGAGTCGGATGCGCTGGAGGAAGAGGTTGCTTTTACCTTCGAGGATGTGGAATTGGTGCAGCCCTTCGCGGCTCCGGCGAATTCCGGCCAATAAAGCATAAGCGGGCTATCCGCAGGTTGTAAAAGAGTAAATGAATGAATAGGTTCGGGGGCTCCCGCAAAGTATCTGGAGGATCATTGAAGCCATAGCTGCTGTGCGGCGGTATTCTGCGGAGGGCCTCTTCGCTGCCCTAACACAATAAGAATCCGGGAGGAACAACATGAGTGAATTAAGCTTGTTTTTTGCGCAAAATGCGGCTTGTGATACAACAGAGGAATTCGCGGTCTCGCTGCGGTTCAAGGACAAGGAAGGTAACCCTGCCGTCTGGAAGCTGCGCAGTATGAATGAGGAAGAGAACCAGGAATGCCGTAAGGCAGCTACCCGCAAGGTCAAAGGAAAGAACGGCACCTACACTACGGACATCGATCCCAATGAATATATGGCGAAGCTGATGACGGCAAGCATTGTGCATCCGGATCTGAAGAATACGGAGCTTCAACGCTCCTACGGGGTGATGGGTGCCGAATCGCTGCTGCGCAAAATGCTGCTGCCCGGAGAATTCGCTGCGCTTGGGGAACGTGTACAGGCCCTGAACGGCTTCGCCACAGACATGAATGAGCTGGTAGATGACGTAAAAAACTAATCAACGAGGGCGATGGTGAGGCTAATCTGGCCTACTACGCCCTCCATGAGCTGCATATTCTGCCGCATGAGCTGATGAAGCTCTCCATCCGCGAACGCGCGGCGATCTATGCCATGATCTCCGTACGCGTGGACAAGGAGAAGCGGGAGCGCGCGCGGAGCAAGGGGAAGAAACGATGAAGGGGGTGAAAGAATGGAAATTACAAGTACAGCGCTGGTTCCCGTAACTGCACTAACCGTCTGGCAAAATGTAAACTCACAGTGGGACCGGCTGAACCAGAATTTCAACCGGGCCAGCCACTCGCTTAGTGGTCTGCAGCAGATCCTGGAGCGGGTGTATGAAGAGAAGAACAAGTCTTTCATGGAAGGATTCATGCAGTCGCAGGAAGCAGCCAGACGCCTGTCAGAGGAAGGTGCTTCGTCACGATCCCGCCGCTCTGCTGACAGTTCGGATGGCGATGGTCCGGATGATAATGATGTCCGGGATGCCAAAAACGGGTTCATGGGAAAAGTGCAAAAAATAATGAAGGCGCTGGATGTCAGCGGGTTCGAGTTAATCACATACGTGGGTGAAAAAGCAGTAGGGTATATTTTGGACAAGAAGAAGGAAAAGGCGGAAGACAAGGAAAAAGAAAAGGCTGAGAAGGAGAAAAAAGCAGCGGAGCCCGGATTCCTCTCCAAAGCAAAGGATTCATTAGGCGCACTGGACCTTGGGAGCGTATTTGATAAGGTGAAAGAACTGGGCACGAAGGCAGTAGTCGCCAATGCCTCTGACAAAGATAAGGAAAAATGGGGCAAGCTCCAAGGCAACATGGACAACGCAGTTGAATTGATGGGTCAAAAAGCGATTGTTGCGTTGCGTCCGATTCTGGATACCTTGAACAATGCGTTTCAGTCTGAAGGAATGACTACGGCTCTAAATCTGATAGCGAACGGCTTCTTGGTCATTGCTACGGTGATTAGCGAAGTGGTGGACGGCATCATGTATATGTTCACAGCCTTTCAGGAGAACTGGGATGTTGTAGGGCCGATCCTTGCGGCCATTGCCATTGTCTTCATAGCGGCGATGATTGTGCAGTTGTATAGTCTTGCTGCTGCATGGCTTGTAGGCATGTGGCCGATCCTTTTAATTGTTGCTGCTGTAGCGCTGCTTATTTACATTTTGCAGCAAGCGGGAGTATCCGTAGACGCGGTAGTGGCTTTTATCGGGGGAGCGTTTGGCTGGCTGAGGGCAACCATAGAGAATTTTGTAATCGGTCTGTACAATAACTTTGTCTCCTTTGCAGACTTCTTCCGTAACTTGTTTATTGATCCGACGTATGCGGTGCAAAAGCTGTTTTATGACCTGGCTACGAACTTCCTAGGCTTCATGTATCAAATGGCATTAGGTGTTGAAAGCTTTGCAGGCGGGTTCGTCAAAGCCATAGCTGAAGGTATAAACTTCGTGCTTAGAGGAGTTCAAACGCTGGCAGGATGGTTAAGCAAAGTTCCAGGCTTTGAATTCTTGGCTGATTTCAAGCCTAACTTCCTGGAGACGGAGAACCCGCATGTCTTCAGTGATATGATCAAGAACGTTCAAGGCACGCTGGTAGAACCTAAATCGACTAAGGATGTATACAATACACCGAAGAAGGAATTCGTAGATGCCTCCAAGAGTGTGGAGGAATACAAGGGTAAAGTACAGGATGTCGTTACTAAATTTAATACCAAGCTGGAGCCAGCCAAGCAAAAGGAGGATACTTCTCCAAACACTGCCCAGACCGCTGCCACGAACATGAATAATATCGGCAAGGTGGGCGAGGTAGGCAAGATCAAAGAAAAGGTCGATATCTCCAGTGATGATCTGGATATGCTGCGGGAGCTGGCGGAGATTCAGTCGATTCAGAATTTTGTCGAGCTGACGCCAACGGTGCAGGTAACAACAGGGAATATTAATAATTCCGGCGATATTGACTCCATCATCACGAAGATCGGGCAGAAGCTGAAGGAGGAGTTCGTCTCTACGGCGCAGGGGGTGTACACGTAACATGGAGGAGTATGGATTCTATCTTAGCTTCAATAATTATGAAGAGGTGATCCGGCTTCCGGTGAACCCTGAGACGCTGGAGATCAAGGAGAACAGCGATGGCAAAAGCTACACGATCGTGGATTTTGGTGAAATCAACGCGATTGCTTATCCGAAGCTGACGGAGATTACGATTGAGAGTATGTTCCCGGCACAGTATTATCCGTTCGTGGTGTATTCCGGCGAGAATGCCGGCAAGCTGCTGAAGCCCTATGAGTATGTAGAGCTGATCCGTAAATGGATGCTCAGCCGCAGGCCGGTCCGGTTTGTTTTTTCAGGGCTGAAGTCGGCGAACGTGCAGAATATGCAAACCCCAGATTGGCTGAGGCAGGCCAGGACGCAGGCGCAGCAGACCTTTACCGGGGATATTGGCATTAATATGGCGGTCAGTATTGAGAACTTCTCCTGGAAGCTGAGTGCGGGGTCCTCGGGGGATATCGATTATACACTTGGACTCAAGAAGTATGTGTTCTATCAGGCGTTAGCTGTGAAGGTTGGCAGCACCGGTGAAGTGAAGAAGCAGCAGAAACGGGCAAGCGAGAAGGCAGTGCCTGCTACCTATACGCTCAAAGCCGGGGATACGCTCTGGTCGGTGGCCCAAAAGCTGCTCGGTGACGGCAGTAAATCCAAAACGCTGCAAAAGCTGAACAATATCTCGGACAGCGAACTGAAGAAGCTCAAAATTGGCCGAGTGATCAAGCTGTCTTAGGAGGCCGTGGCGATGGAATTAATCATAATTAATAAGGAAGGCGCCATCTGGAATATTGCCGGAATCGTTACGGATATCACGTGGAAAACCACCCGGACCGGCAAGCCTGCGACGCTTGAGCTTACGCTGGTGGACAGCGGTATCTATCAGCATAAGAAATTCGCGATCAGCAACGGTGATATTGTGCAGTTCCGCAGAGACGGAGTCGATGTATTCTACGGCTTCGTCTTCAGCATTGACACGGGTGCGAATCAGGAGATCAAGCTGACGGCGTACGATCAGATCCGCTATCTGCTGGGCAATGGCAGTTATGTGCTTCAGGATGTTACTGCCAGTGAGGTCATTAGTACCATTGCCAAAGACCGCGGCTTGCGGCTTGGATTACTGGAACCGGCGGAGTACAAGATCCCCTCGCTGATCGAAGACGGCAAGAAGCTGCTTGATATTATTATGGGTGCGGTCGGCAGTGAGCTGCAGTATAAGGGCCAGCTGATGGCCTTCTATGATGATTACGGCAAGCTGACGCTGCGCAGTCCGCAGTCCATGCTGCTGAATGTGATTCTGGGGGCAGGCCATTACCTGTATGATTATTCGCTGAAAAGAAGCATTGACGATAATACGTACAATACGATCCTGCTCTACCAGGACAACGAAAAGACAGGGAAGCGCGAGTTCTATCCGGTTACGGATAAGGAGAATGTAAAACGCTGGGGCATCCTGCATCTCTACCAGAAAGCGGATGATAATGCGAATGCTGCGCAAATCCAGGAGAAAGCAGACAATCTGCTGAAGCAGCATAACCGCGAGAAGGTCAGTCTCTCCGTGCAGGCTATTGGCGATATACGGGTGAGGGCAGGGAACTTCATTTATGTGCTGCTGGATGAATTCCAGACACAGCTGTTCCTGGTGGATCAATGCAGCCATAAAATTTCCGGAGGGGAGCATACGATGTCCCTAGACATTAAGGTGGTGTAGACAACATGCTCGATATTATCAAACAGGCAAGCCTCGGGGCCGTATCCAATACGAATCCTGTGGCTTTTTCTTATGGGACGGTGGTTCTGGCACAGCCGCTGCAGATTCAGGTAGAGCAGCGGCTACTGCTGACAGGAGCCGCACTGGTTGTGGTTGAATCCGTGATGGAGAGCAAGGCTGTGATCGAGGGCCGGGAGATCCTGCTTCGCCGTGGACTTGAAGCGGGAGACCGCGTGCTGCTCGTGCGGATGCAAGGCGGACAGAGCTATATTGTCCTCGATCGGCTGGTGGACCTATGATTCCGGCAATAGGCAGATCCGGTCCGGTGACGGGAGCTCTGGAAGGGAATGTGACCGCTCCGGGGAATGCCCCGAGTCTGACGTACCGGATGGACTGGGAGCACGGGCGGATCGGCGGGCGGGTAGACGGGCTTAAAGCGGTGAAGCAGGCAGCAATCAAGGTACTGCAAACCAGCCGTTATGAGCACCTGATCTATAGCGCGGACTACGGAACGGAGTGGAAGCTGGTGCTGGGTCAGGACAGGCTGCTGGCCCGGCCGGAGCTGCGCCGGCTGATCAGCGATGCGCTGCTTCAAGATGAGCGGATTCAGGCGCTTGAGGATGTGGAGATTCTTTTTGAAGGAGATACGGTTAGCTTCAGCTGTACGGCTGTCACAGTATACGGTGATTTGGAGCTGAGAAAGGAGGGGATGGCCAGTGTATGAGGATCAGACGTACGAGGCTCTGCTGGAACGTATGCTGGACCGGGTTCCAGAGGGGCTGGATAAGCGAGAGGGAAGTATTATCTATGATGCGCTTGCGCCGGCAGCGGCTGAAATGGCCCAGATGTATCTTGAGCTTGAGGTCAGTAATAATCTGTTCTTCCCGGATACGGCGGCCGGCGAATATCTGGAACGAACCATTGCCTGGACAGGGCTGAAGCGTCATCCCGCAGGCAAAGCGCAGCTTGGCGCGAGGTTCTATACCAGCGGCGAACAGCCTCTGGACATTCCGCTGGGCAGCCGCTTCTCCCTGGGACTGCTTCATTATAGTGCGGCGGAGAAGCTGTCTCCGGGGACGTACCGCCTGGAGAGCGAGACCGCCGGGACGGAGGGGAATCAGTATTCAGGCGCGCTGCTACCGATTGATTATATCCCGGGACTGGCCCGGGGAGAGATTACGGGCCTGCTGGTTCCCGGCACGGATGCGGAGACGGATGAAGCGCTGCGTCAGCGGTACTTCGATTCGGCCCGGCGGCCTGCAACGAGCGGCAATAAATATCATTATATGGAGTGGGCACAGCAGATTCAGGGCGTAGGGGGAGCGCGGGTCTTCCCGCTGTGGGCCGGACCGAAGACAGTCAAGGTGGTCATTGTGAATGCGGAGCATCAGCCCGCCTCCCCGCTGCTGGTCTCTCAGGTGCAGCAGTTCATCGATCCTGCGCCGGGTCTTGGCGAGGGCCAGGCTCCGGTGGGGGCGGTGGTGACGGTGGAATCGGCCACGGGCCGCACAATCAGCGTGACCGCGAAGGTCACGTTGGCGGCAGGCTATGCGCTGCAGCCGGTTATTCAAGCTTTTACCGCGCTCCTGGAGAAGTATCGTAAGGAGAAGGCTTTTGCCGCTACCTATATCAGTCAATCGGTCATGGGCGCATTGCTGCTGAATACGGAGGGCGTAGTGGACTATAGCGGGCTGAAGCTGAACGGCGGGACGGCAAATATCCCTCTGCTGGAGACAGAAGTGCCGCTGTTCGGCAATGTCGTACTGGAGGTGTAGGCATGGGATATCCGGAGCAGATCGATGTCTTTCAGGATAAGCTGAACAAAAAGGCAAACGGCGGCAGTCATGTTGTAGAGGAGAGACTTGGGCTTACAGGTGGTGCATTCAGCGGACTGCTGGCCCACGACAATATTAACAATCAGACGCTGGCCGTGTACACAGGCTCACGCTTCAGCGGGACTGAGGTGCGGAATTACTCGGTCTCTTTCCCGGACGAGGCCCCTTGGCGGCGTCTCATCAACATCTATGCGGATGTGCCCGAAGTCTATGTGACTTACGAGACCCCGGGGGATACCGTGGAAGCGGATGATGTGAACCAGTTACAGGACGGACTTACGGCTACGCAGCGTGAGCTGGAGCGTTATAAACAGGCCGGTCTGATTGACGGCGGATCTTTTAGAAGAGAGGTGTAATATGGCACAGACTATTCAGGTCAAACGCGGTACCCGGGCCGAGCTGTCCACTTACGGGATGCTGAAGGCGGGCGAAATGGGCTTCTGTACAGATACGAAGGAGGTTTATATCGGGGACGGTTCGTCCAACTCCATGGTGGGCCGGGCCTTGTCCGGTCCCGAAGCTTCGCGTCCTGCGGCAGCCTCGGCGGGGCGTCTGTATGTTGTGAGCAGCGGGAGTAACAACGGGTATTTGTATTTCGATGACGGGACCGCCTGGCGGCGGGTTAACGCGCAGAAATTAACAGATGTGAGCGGAACGGTGGACGATATTGCTGACGGCTCCACGTATGCCAAGGTGCTTAAGGCAGATCTTACAGCAGGGCATCCCAATAAAGTGTCGGACGGCACGAATACGAAGAGCGCCGCAGAAATCGCAACGCATCTTAACGATGCCGCGAAGCACAGAATCATCAACGACAGCGGGGCGACGATTACAGATCTGTGGTCCGCGCAAAAAATCAAAAACGAAATCGAGCTGGCCAAGCATAATATTGAGCCGCAGGCTTCGGTGAAGGATCAGAATCTGACGGCTCCGCCAGTAAGCCCCGTGGAAGCTGACCGGTATATCATTCCTTCCGGCGCAACCGGCGTCTGGGCGGGTAAAACCAGTCAGATTGCGGAGTATGCCTCAGGTAGCTGGGCCTATTATGTTCCGGCTGTCGGCTGGACGGCTTATGTGGACGATGAGCAAAAAATCTACAGCTGGAACGGGAGCGCCTGGGTGCGGACGGGCGGTGCGCTGCAGACGATTACGGCGGGGAATGGGCTTACCGGCGGCGGGCAGGCGGACAGTGTCACACTGACCGTCGGGGCAGGCAATGGGATCATTGTCGGCTCAACCAGTGTTGCAGCCAAGCCGGGTAAGGGGATTCTGGTAAACTCCACTGGCATTGAAGTCAACATCGACGGCTCAAGCATCGTTTACGATTCTGCCAATGGCAACCAGCTCACGGTAGGCACTATCGACGGCGGAACATTCTAGGAGGCGGTGACCATGGCACGGAAGACATTGATTCAAATCCGCCGCGGCCTGGAGAGTGCACTGGGTACGCTGGCCGCTGGTGAGCTGGGCTACTGCACGGATAGCGGCAAGCTGTTCATCGGCAGCGGCAGCAGCAATATGCTGCTGGCGGCAGGCCAGAGCACAGGCGATATGCTGAAAAGCATCTACGACACGAATAACAACGGCAAGGTCGATTATGCCCAGGCTGCGGATACGGTTCCCTGGTCAGGGGTGGACGGCAAGCCTTCGGTCTATCCGGCAGGTGCACATACCCATGATTATATGCCCAAGGGTCCGTTGACCTGGAACCAGCTGAAGGGGGTGTAGCTGTGGCTTATGGAGATAGTATCTATGGACTTATGACGTATTCGGCCGATGGTGTGACAGGGGAAGGGCCGGAGATTACCGCTCCTGATCTGATGAAGTACCTGCCCGATTATTATCAGGGCGTCCCTGAGATGGAGGCTGTACAGGCCAGTGCCGGTGCAGCCTGCGGTGAAGTGGCTTACGCCATGGCCGACAGTGACGATCAGAAGACGCTGGAGTCGGCGACCTGGGGGCTGGCCCGCTGGGAGCGGATGCTGGGGCTGGCCTCAGATCCGAACAAGTCCTACGCCACCCGGCGGGAGATGATCAAGGCCAAGCTGCGGGGCAGCGGCACGACGACACCGGAGATGATCCGGCGGACGGCGTCTGCTTTTTCCGGGGGAGATGTAGAGGTCGTGGAGGTGCCCGGAGCGTATAGCTTCGAGGTCCGATTCGTCGGCACACTGGGTATCCCGGCCAATATGGCGGGTCTGATTCAGATCATGGAAGAGATTAAGCCGGCTCATCTGGACTATAGCTTCGTATACAGCTACACCTGGTGGGATTCCTTGAAGTCCCTCACCTGGAACGGTGCGCACAGCAAGACCTGGAACGAACTAAGAGTATATGAATAGGAGTGTGAGCGATGAAAACAACGGGTAATCTGGGGCTGAAAAAGCCCGACGGTACAGACATTGTAGATATCACCGACCTGAACGGCAATATGGATATTCTGGACACCGCCGTCAAGGCTGTGCAGGACCACTCTGCCGATACTGTCAAGCACATTACGGCGGCTGAGCGCACGTCATGGAACGCCAAGGCGTCTACGGCGGTTGCGACCACGACTGCTGCGGGGCTGATGGCCGCAGGGGATAAGTCGAAGCTGGATAGTGTGGCGCAGGGGGCTAATAATTATGTGCATCCCAATCATACTGGTGATGTAACCAGTTCTTCGGATGGCGTAACGGCAATCGCTCCTGGAGTGATTGTTAATGCGGATGTTAATGCGGCTGCGGGGATTGATGCGAGCAAGATTGGGACGGGTGTTGTTTCGAATGCGGAGTTTGGGTATTTGGATGGGGTGACTGGTAATGTACAGGCTCAGCTAGATAACCGCCCCCAACTGAATAGTAATAACACGTTCACGAATAACCAAAAAATCATTTCTACGGCTGGTATCAACACATCCCCAGCTCTTTCTATTGAGGGGGTTACATTTAATGCTGCATTGCAAATCAAGAACACAACCCCATCGACCGGGAAAAGATATTCCTTGTATTCATATAACGGCGGAGATTTTGCCATCGTAAATGAAACGGATGCATACGCCGTAGCTCAAGTTGACGCTGCTTCTAAGGTATGGATGATCCCGGGGGGTGTAAAATCTCCCAACGTTCCGAATCAGACGACGGCGGATATTACCTACTACGTCCGGACGGATGGAAATGATGGGAATACTGGAACGACAGATACGGCGGGCGGAGCGTTTAAGACATGGGCAAAAGCTTATAGCGTCCTGCCGAAAACAATCAATCATACAGTTAATGTTTATATAGGACCGGGAACATATCCAGAAACAATTTCACTAAAAGGATTTGGCGGAGAAGGTGCACTGAGTGTTATCGGGATCGCTGCAAGCAGATTTGTTCAGAGGGTTGAGATTGTTAACTGTACGATTGTCACGACGATTGACGGCTTTACTTGTACTGCAACAACGGTTGAAGCGGTGAGCATTCGTTCTTCTACTGCCGCAGTCGTGAACCAAGTAATATCTACTGTGAGCGCGACGAACCAATCTGGTATTGTGCTAAATTTAGCAACTGCACGATTAACAGCTTGTGTGATTTCGAATAAAGGGCGGGTTGTGAGCGCAGTTAATGGCGGGAAAGCTTATGCTGAAAATTTCAGTGGCACAGGGAATACACACGGGTATGTAGCAGATTTGGCTGGTCACATAGCGTATGCAGGCACTCAGGCAAATTCTACAAACGGAAATTATGCCGGAGCGGGAGGGATTGTAAATTCAGAGGTGCTCAACCCTTGGGGAGATAATACACTTGCAATTAGGCCCGTCATGAGAGCATATATAGGGACAGGACACGGGTTAACAGGGGGGGCATTTACTAAACTACAATTTAATGCTACGTACTATGATTACCAGAGCAATTTTAGTGTCGGGTTGAATAGATTTACCGCAAAGAAGTCCGGACTGTATTTAATTACAGGCGGCGTAATTACAGACTCTTCCGCCCCTGCCTCCGCCTCTCTAGTTCTAAGCGCATGGATCAACGGAACGAGACAGTTAGACATGGGTTCCTATAATAAATCTGGAGCGATTGGCAACATATACACACAAGGCGCAAGAACTGTATATCTAAGTGCTGGGGATTATGTAGAGATGTACGCTTACGCAGATGCATATATGGTCACACAAGGCGGCGTCGGTGTTTTTAACGACTTTTCAGTTACGCAAATTGCATAAGGAGGTATGACCGTGAATATATCACAAGCAATTATGTATCTATACCCAACAGCCAATCCCCTACACGATTTCATCGTCCAAGACAACGGCCCGGAACCCGTCCTGCGGCCGGGAGCCGAAGCCAAAGGCCGGGTACGCTACGAGATCAAGCAGCCAGAAATCGGCGAACAACCCGTAGAAGGTATTCATTACCGCTATGGGATCGACTATAACCTGCTGACCGAAGGCGAGGATTATGATCTGGTGGAGCGCGGGCCGTATATTGCGGTATGGAAGCTGGATGCGCCGCAGCCGACCGAGGCTGAGTTGCAGGCAGCTTGGGAAGCGTACCAGGAAGAAGAGGCGAACAAGCCGCCGGTGCTGACGGAGATGGAGCAGCTTCAGCAGGAGAATCTGCTGCTGAAGGCGCAGAATAACGCGCTCACCGAGCGTGCGGATTTCATTGAGGACATTATCGCCGAAATGGCTGTGCAAGTCTACTCTTAAATGCTCTGCGGGTTTGCCTAAGTTTAAGCATATTAATAGAAAGGTGGTGAGAGCAATGGCATTGTTTTTTGCACAACGCGTCACGTTGGGGAAGACGAAGTATAGCGAGGTTCCCTCTACGCTGAAGCCTGCCGTCAAGGAGATTCTGGTGGAGAACGGACTTACGTTCCTTGTAACTGAAGAGTAGATCACTACTATAGATGCTTTGGAGTCGGGGAGGACTGCTCGCATGCATGGATACCAGCAGGGCCTAAGTAGGGGATTGAAGGCCAGGAATAGTTGGATTTCCTCCACTTGCTGGCAACCAGCAGCGGCTTTTCCGATGAATAGTTGGAAAATCAGCACTTGCTATAGCTCCAAAACCCTTAAAGGGACAGTTTATACAGAAACAAGTGACGATTATCCAACTAAATCTGCCAGATGTTCCTAAGCGGGTGAATTAAGATACGTTTTTCCAACTACTATCCTCTCGAATTGATACTCTCTGGGCGTTTCCGCTGGGGGAGCAGGTTATTATCACTCGGTAGGTTATTTTTATTGAAATTATAGGAGATTTATAGGTTTGACAGGGGTATATGGTGCCTCCGGCCCAGGCCGGGGGTGTCTCTATGAATAACCACACAGAAGGGAGTGAAGCAATGGACAGCAACGATGTTGCGAATTTGGAGAAGCTGCTGCCGCTTGCGGATAAGTATGGACTGGCTTATATCATCACTCTGATTCTGCTCATGATTATGCTTGTGCTTTTGCGGTCAATTGTGAAGGGGAATCTGGTGCCGCGTGAACTGCTGGAGCGTGCTGAGGAAGACCGGGACAGGCTGCAGAATATCCTCGACAAAGAGCGGTCAGACTTCATGGCACCCACGCTTGAAGTATTGCAACGATTGAAGATAGACCATTCCGCGGGCAACCATACGGGTAGTAATAGTATTAATGAAGAAGACAGGGGGGGATAACGTGCTGAGTGCGTGGATCAAGCGTCTATCGCCCCTGCACCGGGACAGAGAGCGGAGGCTGGCGCTGGCAGGACATAAGGTGTCGCTCTCTATCCGCAGGTACAAGAATGTCTCTCAGGACATTCAGGATGAAATCAGGAACAACGGGTTCGCCGAGTTCCTAATCTATGATCGGGGGGCAGAAGATGAGCAGCATTGATATTGTGTTGTTATTGGCCTATTCCATATCCTTTATCTGTGCGCTGCTGCTGATGGCTGCGCTTTTTTTGTATTTCCGCCGGAGATTCCGGGTGCGTGTAGTCAGTCTGTTTATGCTGGCGGCGTTCTTTTTCCTCGGGGCGTATACGGTAAAAATGGCCGTGGCCTTCTGGATCAGATTCAGCACCGCGCCCGTCCCGGACGCTATACGAAGCTCGCTGCAATCGGATGCCTGGGCTATTGCCCAGACGGGAACGACCATTGGACTGGTCATCCTAACCCTCTTGATGTATACCAGACGCCAGGATCTGTTCGTGGTCCTCTCTGAAATCAGGAAAGGGGAGGAATCGCATGCTGACGCTGGCTCAGGTCCTGAATAAATCCGCTGCCCGCCTGTCCGGGCTTCATCCCGCCGTCCTTGCCGCAGCAACCGCACTGATTGAACGCAGTTATACTGGCGGGGTTCCCATCCTGATCACGCAAGGCCTGCGTACGATGGCCGAACAGGATGCGCTCTATGCCCAGGGGCGAACCCGGCCGGGAGCGATCGTGACGAATGCGCGCGGCGGGTACAGTTATCACAATTATGGATTGGCGGCGGATTTTGCGCTGCTGCTTCCGGATGGCTCTAGCGTCTCTTGGGATATGAACAGGGACGGGAACCAGAATGGGACCCAGGATTGGCTGGAGGTGGTGCAGCGCGCTAAGGCCATCGGGTTCGAATGGGGCGGCGACTGGACCAGCTTCAAGGATTACCCGCATCTGCAGATGAGCTTCGGATTAAGCCTGGCAGATCTGCGGACGGGGAAGAAGCCTGCGGCTGACGCCGTGGAGGCGGTGATGGAACGGATCAAGCCCAAGGAGGAACAAGCGGTGAAGACTCAGATGAAAGTTACAGTACAGGTGAATGGAAGGAAGATTGCGGACGGCTGGCTGGAGAATGGGGTTACCTATGTTCCTGCACGTAAAATTGCGGAGGCGTTGGGCGCTCAGATTGCCTACCATCCGGCTGCCAACACCGTGGAGATCACCACCACACCGCAGAAAGGAGCGATTTCATGATGAACAGCGAACTGCTGGATAATGTATTGGCTTTTGCCTCCATTCTGTCCGTCTTTATTCTTTCCCTAGTGCAGCTCATCAAAAATAATACCCATTTGCCGCGTAATAGCATCCCTTTTATCGGACTAGGCGTCGGGCTGCTGGTTGGAGCGGCGGCGTATCCTTTTACAGAGCTGGAGTTGACCTTGCGTCTATGGGCAGGCGGATTGGCCGGGTTATCGGCTACCGGATTATTTGAATTGGCATTCAACAACCGCTCAGGCCACACGATGAAATAA